AATAACTCAAATAGCAGATAGCCCTGAGTATCAAAAAAATGTAACTCCCTTTTTATCTTCAAAAGAAAAATTAGCTATAAAAAGAGCTAAAGCCGCTATGTATAAAAAACAAGACCCCTATGGAGTCTACAGAGCTTTAAGAGAATATAAAACAGAAAAATTTCCTGGAACAATGTCTAAAGATATTGTTATTCAACACGGTCAGCCAAAGTTTACCACTCAAACTTTAAGTAGATTTGGTTTGATTCCTGCAGAAATTAATATTTCACCAATTGTAGAAAAAATAGAAGGTCAAAGAAATGATCTTCTTACAAAATTAAACCAAAAATTAAAAAGTAAAAATATATCCATTGAAGATAAAAAAATACTTATTGAAGACTTTAATAGTCAAATGAAAGGATTGCGTGGTCAAGTAAAAGGATCTAATGCACAAGGTTTAATTAATTTTGAGTTACTAGATATTGATGAAAAAGGAAATATAAAAAAATTAAAAGATGTAGGTTTTAATCCTAAAAAAGGAATGGCTTATGGAAGTGAACTAGGTGATTTAGATTTATCTAAAATTACAAGAGAACAAGCTGATGAAATTATTGCTTTAGGTAAAAAGAAAATTGATTTAGAGCTTTTAAAAAAAACGCCTAACGTAACTACAGCTGATAAAGTAGATAGACCTGAGAAAGCAAAACTAGGAGATGCATTTAAAAAATTCGGTAGATATGCAAAACAAATAGCTAAACCTGTAGTGAGACTCGCTGCTCCCTTTGTTCCATTTGTAGGCCCTATTGGAGTTGGTATGGGTGTGAGCGATGTAGCTGAAGCTTCTACGTTTACAAAAAAACCAGATGACCTTGGTATTGCATATTTAGCTGGTCCAGATGTTGCAAAAAAATATGGAGAGTTTAAAGAAAGTGTAAGAGGTAAATCGGATGAGTTCGAAGAATTTGTACCCTAAGAAATGGCTCCTGCCGCCTGAATCAGGACCCACGCCTCAGGGGTTGAATATTAACTATAATACTGTTAAGACAGTGAAACTGGAGAAAATAAAAAATGGCAGACAAAGTAGACAAGTCCCTGACGCAAGGTCCAAGAGGCTCGGCAATTATACCGGGTGAAGAACAAATTCAAGAAGCAATTGTTGAAGAACAAGTAACAGAGGAACAGGCACCAGGGCCCATAGAAACAACTGAATTAGAAGATGGATCAGTACAAATAGATTTTGATCCAGCGGCAGCGCAACCAGAAGGTGGCGATGAGCATTACGCAAACTTAGCAGAGTTTTTACCAGACGAAGTTTTAGATGAGATGGGTGCAGACCTTTCTCAAAAATATCAAGACTATCAAATGGGTAGAAAAGAATGGGAACGTTCTTACACTCAAGGTTTAGATTTATTAGGTTTCAAATATGATATGAGAACAGAACCTTTCCAAGGAGCTTCAGGTGCAACGCACCCAGTTCTAGCAGAAGCGGTTACTCAGTTCCAAGCGTTAGCTTACAAAGAATTACTTCCAGCAGATGGTCCAGTTAGAACAGCTGTCATCGGTGCACCAAGTGAAGAGAAAACAAAACAAGCACAACGTGTTAAAGATTTTATGAACTACGAGCTCATGGAAAAAATGAAAGACTATGAGCCCGACTTTGATCAAATGCTATTTTATCTTCCGTTAGCAGGATCAGCTTTTAAGAAAACTTATTATGATGAGTTATCTAAAAAAGCTGTGTCAAAGTTCGTACCGGCAGATGATTTGATTGTACCCTACACGGCTACCTCATTAGACGATGCAGAGGCAATCATCCATCGGGTAAAAGTTTCTAAGAACGAATTAAGAAAACAACAAGTTGCAGGTTTCTATTTAGATATTGACTTAGGATCTCCAAGACAAGTTGAAGATGACGTTGAGAAAAAAGAGAGAGAATTAGAAGGTCAAAGAAAAACACAAGACGATGATGTCTACACTCTTTTAGAATGTCATGTTAATTTAGATATAGAAGGTTTTGAAGACGCTGACGAAACAGGTGAACCTTCAGGAATTAAAATTCCATACATAGTAACAGTTGATGAAGCAACAAGAAATGTTTTAGCTATTAGACGTAACTATGAAATTGGTGATCCAGAAAAAACTAAAATACCATACTTTACTCATTTTAAATTTCTTCCAGGACTAGGGTTTTATGGCTTTGGTCTAATCCACATGATTGGCGGTTTAAGCAGAACTGCAACTGCAGCACTCCGTCAATTATTGGATGCAGGTACTTTATCTAACTTACCTGCTGGATTTAAAATGCGTGGTATTAGAATTAGAGATGATGCACAATCTATTCAACCAGGTGAATTTAGAGATGTAGATGCACCAGGTGGAAATTTAAAAGATTCATTTATGATGTTACCATTTAAAGAACCATCAGCTACATTACTAAACCTAATGGGTATAGTTGTTCAAGCAGGTCAAAGATTTGCATCGATTGCTGATCTACAAGTTGGTGATGGTAACCAACAAGCTGCAGTTGGAACTACAGTTGCATTACTTGAACGTGGTTCTAGAACTATGTCAGCTATTCACAAAAGAATTTACTCTTCATTAAAAAATGAATTCAAATTATTAGGAAGAGTATTCAAGTTATATCTACCACCGGAATATCCGTATGACGTAGTTGGGGGTCAAAGAACAGTTAAACAAACAGACTTTGATGACAGAGTAGATATATTGCCAGTTGCTGATCCCAACATCTTTTCTCAAACTCAGCGTATTTCCCTCGCACAAACAGAGTTGCAGCTGGCAACTTCTAATCCGCAGATGCACAACATGTATCAAGCGTATAGAAATATGTATGAAGCATTAGGTGTAAAAGACATTGACACATTATTAGTTAAGCCTGAACAACCACAACCAATTGATCCAAGTTTAGAAAACATCATGGCGTTAAGTGGTAAAAATTTTCAAGCTTTCCCTGGTCAAGATCACAGAGCACACATAACTTCACATTTAAATTTTATGGCAACTAACATTGCTAGAAATAATCCTGTGGTTATGGCTGCAATGGAGAAAAATATTTTTGAACATATTAGTTTAATGTCTCAAGAACAAATTGAACTTGAGTTCCCTCAAGAATTACAACAGTTAGCTCAGATGAATCAGATGGCTCAGAACAATCCACAGATTGCACAAGCTGCACAACAGATCAGTCAAAAGATTGAAGCAAGAAAAGCTGTCTTGATTGCTGAAATGATGGAAGAATTCTTAAAAGAAGAGAGAGAAGTTACTTCTGGTTTTGGTGATGATCCAATTGCTAAGTTAAGAGCAAGAGAATTAGACCTTAGAGCAGCTGATAATGAGAGAAAAAGAAAAGAAGGTGAAGAGAGAATTAACCTTGATCGTATGAAAGCAATGATGAATCAGCGTGAACATGAAGATAAGCTTGATCAAAACGCAGATTTAGCAAAAATGAGAGCTGAAACGTCGATTGAAAAAACAATTCTTAGTAAATCAATACCAAATGTAGATAAAATGATGCCAAATATTGAAATAGAAAAGTATGAAGGCGAAAATAGGTAGACATGGCTAAGTTAGATATCAAAAAAGCGATAAAAAAACCTGGATCACTAAGAAAATCTCTTGGAATCAAAAAAGGTAAGACAATTCCTGCTTCAAAATTAAAAGCAGCAGCTAAGAAACCAGGAAAGCTTGGACAAAGAGCAAGATTTGCTATAACATTAAAGAAGTTGAAGAAAAAATAGGAGAAACTATGAACAAAAAAGATAAATTTTTTGTAGCATCTGAAGAAATAGGAATTCCTTCTCAAAATATTGAGTTGGACCCTAGATCTGTAACTACAGCCAATGGTATGCCAAGAAACTACATACCAACTGGAGATAAAACTGAAGTTAGAGGTACTAAAAGAATGCTAGCTAACAAAAAGAAAACAGCAACTTGGTACTAACATGTGGTTATCGGCAATTAAATTAGCCGTCTCTGCTGGTAGTAAAATTTATGCTAACAAGCAGAAGGCAAAAGTCGCAATGTCTGATGCACAGCTATTGCACGCTGAACGACAAGCTCGTGGTGAGGAAGCTTACCAGGGAAAATTGTTAGAGGCACGTCAAAATGACTACAAGGACGAATTCGTTCTCGTAATTTTGTCGGCGCCCATAATTGTGCTCGCGTGGGGAGTCTTTTCGGAGGATCCTGGCGCTCTCGATAAAGTAAAAACTTTCTTCGAGCATTTCGCGGCACTCCCGACATGGTTCAGTACCCTTTGGATCCTTGTCGTCGGATCAATTTTTGGTATAAAGGGAACACAAATCTTTAAAAACGGAGGAAAAAAATAATGGCAAACAATAGATTTAATAAACAAGTAACACCTAAAGGATACAAAGTAGGTGGAAGAGTAAGTAAAATGGGTGGTGGAATGTCTACTGCTAGAAAAGACATGGAGTCTGGTTACTACAAAGATGACATGGGTATGAGAGGCGGAGCTATGTATAAAAAAGGTGGTTCTGTTAAGAAAAAGAAACAAGGTTACAAAGATAGAAAAGATGAATCAATTGCAATGAGAATCAAAAAGAAAAGAACT